TTAATGATCTTAGGGGAAGTGGAAGTATCGCTCAACTTAGTGATTTCGTTGTTGGACTCGAAAGAAATCAACAAGAAGAAGGTGAAACTACTGTTAGAATCCTTAAAGCAAGATATAAAGGCAGTTCGACAGGGGTTGCAGCTCGTTTATACTACGACAGGGAAACAGGTAGGCTGAGAGAATGTGAATATATTGAAGAGGCATTTTAAATATGAATATAATATTTGATTTAGAAACTGATGGTTTACTTCCAGATGTCTCCAAGATTCATTGTCTAGCTATGACCATAGAAGGAGCACAAGCTTCTCAGGTATTTGCTAATGAGGACCAGTATGATAATTTAGAACAAGCCTTAGAGCTGATGTCTGATGCTGAGGGTCTGGTAGGACATAATATATTAGGGTATGACCTGCCAGTACTTAAAAAACTTTTAGGGTGGACTCCTAATAAGGAGACAAAGATAAGCGATACTTTGGTAGTGTCAAGATTAGCTTACTCTAACATGATGACTTTAGATGCTAAGAAGAAGTACATCCCTACTAAGCTCTATGGTTCTCATAGTTTAAAAGCTTGGGGCTATAGATTAGGTATGTTGAAGGGTGACTTTAACCACGAGGATACTGATTGGTCTACGTTTACTGACGAGATGGCAGAGTATTGTGCTAAGGATGTTGCCATTACTTCTACTCTTTTTGATCATCTATGTGAATCTGAGTGTGCAGAAGAAGCCGTTAAGTTAGAGCATGAATTTGCTTATGTTATCCAAAGGCAGATTGAGAATGGTTTTTCTTTCGATGTTAAGAAGGGACAGGAACTCTATGTAAACCTTCTTAAGCAACAAGAACAAATAGGTACTAAGTTAAAGAAACGATTTGGTAGTTGGTATAGGGATTTAGGAAGCTTCACTCCTAAGAAGGATAACAAAGCTAAGGGTTATACTGCTGGTCAAAGTTTTAATAAGGTAGAAAAAGTAAACTTTAATCCTAACAGTAGGGATCATATAAGCTACAAGTTACAGAAAGACTATGATTGGAAGCCTAAAGATTTTACTCCTAATGGTAAACCTAAAATTGATGAGACAATCTTAAAGTCTTTACCATATCCAGGTTGTGATGAGCTGTTTAATCACTTCCTTCTATCTAAAAGAATTTCTCAACTGGCTGAAGGTGATAACGCTTGGTTGAAACTGGAAAGAGAAGGGAGAATCTTTGGGAATGTAAATACTAATGGAGCTGTTACTGGTAGATGTACTCATTCTTTTCCTAACCTAGCTCAAGTCCCTGCTGTTTATAGCCCTTTTGGTAAAGAATGCAGGGAGTTATTCAAGGCTTCTAAAGATAAGGTCTTGGTTGGATGTGATGCTGACGGCCTAGAGCTTAGAGCACTAGCAGGATACTTAAAGAAGTATGATGGTGGTAAGTATGCTACTGCTGCTGTTGAAGGAAACTCAAAAGATGGGACTGATATTCATTCTATTAATCAAAAACTAGTAGGGTTAAAGTCGCGAGATACTGCCAAGACATTCTTCTATGCTTTTATATATGGAGCAGGAAATGAAAAGCTAGGTAAGATCTTAGGGACTAATATTCGCGGAGGTAAACAAGCTAGGATGAAGTTGTTGAATGGTGTTGAGGGTTTACTTAAGTTAACTGAGGCCGTCAAGCAAGCTTACCGTAGGAGAGGACACCTTATAGGATTAGATGGAAGAAGACTCCATGTACGTTCAGAACATTCTGCTTTAAACACCTTACTTCAGAGTGCAGGGGCTATCTTGATGAAAACATCTCTGATTCTCTTGGATAAACGGTTACAATTGTTGGGGTTAGAGCCTGGAGATGACTATGAGTTTGTAGCTAACATCCATGATGAATTTCAAATTGAATGTAAGGAGAGGTATGCCAAAAAATTTATTGGACCGGAAGCGGAACAAGCGATTACGAGAGCTGGAGACTACTACGAATTTGGATGCCCTCTTAGTGGAACGTCTAAAATTGGAAGAAATTGGGCTGAAACACATTGATACATTTGATAAACTTGGAAAACTATGCTTAGGGTTTCACAAATTTTTACTCTCTAAAAATCCTTATGAGAGTAGAAAGAAGACAGGATATGATGCGTACAGGTATCAAGTTAGAATGTATATCCTAGTTCTATTAAGAAATTTTACTTGTGAGAAGTGTAATAAAATAGATTTAAAAAGATCTTTACATTTTCATCATGTCAATCCTGAGACAAAAAGATTTAGAGTTTCTAGGATAGGCCAACATAATTTTATAACAGGATTAAAAGAATCATTGAAGTGTATATATTTATGTGACGAGTGTCATTACCAAGAACATTTAAAGATGGGAGATTACTATGGGTACTTTGAGACTATTGATAGATGGAGACATCCTTACCTACAAAACTTGTTGGGCAGTACAAACAGTGGTTCATTGGGCTGATGAAATTTTAACAACAGCTACTAATGTAGGAGAGTTAAAAATTCAAGCCAAGACCATGATTGAATATTGGCAGGAGAAGTTAGGAGGAGAAGAAAAAGAGGTTACTACTGTTATTTGTTTTTCAGATAGAGCAAATAATTTTAGGCGAAAAATTTTTCCGGATTATAAGTTAAACCGAAAAGATGGTAAGAAGCCTCTAGGATATAATCATCTGGAGACTTATCTAAAAGAACATTATCCTGCCAAGACTCAGCCTATGTTAGAAGCTGATGATGTCTTGGGTATCCTTGCTACTGATGGAGAGTTCGACAGGAATATAATTATTTCTATTGATAAAGATATGCTTACGATTCCTTGTGAGTATTACAACATGGATTCAGAGGTCATCGAGAAAATTGATGAGAAGATGGCTGATCATATGTTTTTCTATCAGACTTTGACAGGAGATTCGGTAGATAATTACAAAGGGTGTCCAGGAATAGGACCAAAGAGAGCAACAGAACTCCTTCTAACTAAAGGGGTTAAGTGGCAGACGATTAAAGATGCGTATGAGAAGGCTGGTTTAACTGAAGATCATGCTTTGACTCAGGCTAGAGTTGCCAGAATTTTAAGAACTAAAGATTATAATTTTAACAAAGAGGAAATTAATTTATGGACTCCTACAACAAAAATGTAAAGATTTATAACATGGTTAAAGAGAGTGTATCCCCTGATTATTATGCTAGGTATGATATTGAGCCAATCAGTTTTATTATGAGGAATAATATTCCTTATGCTGAGGGTAATGTAATAAAATATACGTTAAGACATGACATGAAGGGTGGTAAAGAAGATATTGATAAGGCAATACGCTATTTAGAAATGATTAAAGAGGAGAAATATAATGCAAAAAGTCAGGAAGTTTCATGAGAAGATGGAGTTAGCTGTTGACCAACCGTTCAGCAAAGAACTACTTGAGTTCAGGATGAAGTTAATTCTCGAAGAAGTGCAGGAGCTAGCTGAAGCTGGCTTTCAGTTGGAAGGAAACATAGATCAAGCGGAAACCTATGTATTAATGCAGGATTTCCTTAAAGAGATGTGTGATGTTGTTTATGTTCTCAAAGGAACTGCTGTTTCTTTTGGATTGAATTTTGATAAAGCATATAATCTGGTGCATAAAGCTAACATGAGTAAGCATCCTTTTATTAAAGATGAACATGGTAAAATACTTAAAGGAAAAAATTATAAACCACCTGTCCTAGAGGAATGTGTATGAATAAACCTTCTGTTAGAGCACAAGTTATCACGAGGAGAACTTACAGTAGACCTTTAGATGCTAAGGATGAAACCTATGAGACTTGGGAACAAACTATAGACAGGGTGATAGCTCACCAGAAGTGGCTTTGGAACAGAGCTTCTGGTACTGAGCTTGAGATAGAACCGGAGTTGAAAGAATTGAGACAGCTCTTATTAGAACGTAAGGTCATGGTATCAGGCAGGACTTTGTGGTTAGGTGGAACTGATGTAGCCAAGAAGAGGGAAGCTAGTCAGTTTAATTGTGCTCATTTAAAAGTGGAGACTATCCATGATGTTGTTGACTCTTTGTGGCTCTTGTTACAAGGGTGTGGAGTTGGGTTCACACCTGTTGTCGGAACGCTATCAGGCTTTACCAAACCCATTGAAGAAGTTGAAGTCATCAGGAGTAAGCGCATTAAAAAGGGAGGACATGAAGGAAATAGAGAAGGTTTCGATAGCGATACAGGGGTTTGGACTATTACAATTGGTGACTCCGCTGAAGCATGGGCAAAGAGTATCGGCAAGCTGTTGGCTTTCAAAGGGAAAGCTACAAAGCTCGTGCTCGATCTCACGCAGCTCAGACCATCAGGATTACGGCTCAGTGGATATGGATGGATCAGCTCAGGAGATGGACCTATTTCCAAAGCGTACTCAGCTATCGTTCAAATTCTAAACAAGAAATCTGGTCAGCTCCTGTCTAAGATGGACATCTTGGATGTAATGAACTGGTTAGGTACTGTATTAAGTAGTAGGAGATCTGCTGAGATAGCTCTCGTTTATCACAATACTCCTGAGTGGGAGCAGTTTGCCAGAGCTAAAGATAACCTTGCAGATACTCCTCATCGTAGTCAATCTAATAACTCTGTAGTCTTTTGGGAAGAACCTACTCATGAAGAAATCGAAGAAGTCTTTAAAATCATTCAAGAATCAGGTGGCTCAGAACCTGGAATCATCAATGGGAAGGAAGCTCGTAGACGAGCACCTTGGTTTACCGGAGTCAACCCATGTGCCGAAATCCTTCTTGGAAATAAGAGTTTCTGTAACTTGTCCGAAGTCGATCTATCAAAATTTAGAGAAGACTCTGGAGGGTTGGAAAGAGCCATCTTCCTTATCGCTAGAGCAAACTATAGGCAAACCCTTGTTACTCTTGATGATGGAATACTCCAAAGAACGTGGCATGAAAACAATGAATACCTCAGACTTTGTGGAGTGGGACTTACAGGAATCGCCAGCCGTGAAGACCTCTCTTACTATGACTATAAAAGACTGAAGAATCTCGCGGTACATGGAGCTTACTCTATGGCTGATGAGCTAGGAACTCAAAGACCTAAGAATGTTACTACGATTAAACCTAGTGGGACTCTCAGTAAAATCATGGACACCACTGAAGGATGTCATAAACCTATAGGAAAATATATATTTAATAATGTAAACTTCTCTGCTAGTGATCCTATTCTTCCAAGGTTGAGAGAAGCAGGGTATCATACTATAACTAATCCTGTAGATGAACATAATGTTATAGTTACTTTCCCTGTTAAGTGGGATAACATGAGATTCAGCAGAGATATAAATTCTAAGGAGGAACTTTATGTTAGCAACGAATCGGCTATTAGCCAACTTGAGAGGTACAAACTTCTCATGGATGCTTACGTTGAACAGAACTGCTCGATTACGGTTACTTATAAGGCAGATGAAGTCCCAACTATTATCGCTTGGCTCAAATCTAATTGGTCTTCTTACGTTGGTGTTAGCTTTCTTCCCTATGTTGATACTCAAGAAGTGTACTCCTACCTTCCCCAAGAAGTAGTATCTCCCAAGGTTTACGAGGAGTATGTAGCACAACTTACCCCTGTAGACTTAGATGAGGTAAAAGGAACTCATGAAATTGAGGATGATGAGTGTTTACAAGGAGTTTGTCCAGTAAAATAAGAATAGTGGGGCTTTGTCCCCATTTTTTTCCACCCTCTAGGAGCAGTTTTGATTATGAGACAGTATAAAAATGATACTAGGTTGGTTATAAGTGATGGTTTATTGGACACCTTGGATACTATGTTTCCAAATAAACTCCCATCGTTTCTTGTGAGTGATGCTGAGATAGCTCAGTTGATAGGACAACAACAGGTCATCACTTGGATTAAAGATAAGCAGGAAGAATTAAGAGATCAAAGTATGGAACATGAAGGACAAGTAACTATTAAAGGAGATCCATAACGTGTTAGAATTGTTGAGTGTATTGATGTGTGGGGGTGGAAGTCCTCCCCCTCCACCTCCTCCACCTCCTCCTCCACCTCCCCCAAGTCCTCC